TTTAAATGTGATAGAGTTGTGGGATGCGTTTTCTTACGACATACAAGTGTGGACAAAGCGATTGCTTAAAAATTGTGATGTCGATATAGTGATCAAGGGAAAAGGTAAGATGTCAGGCGAATATCTATTCACGATTGATAGTTGCCATAGTGATCCCAATATGATCAATATCGGGCCATCGGAGGTGCCTGCTGAACATAAACAATTCAATGTAGGTAAACTAAACAATGGACAGTTCTTCGCCCAACCCAACAATCGTATGTTATGGTACGAACAATCATTGACACCTAGTGAATTAAAGAGACCTGACTTCAAGGTATCAACCAAATACTTCTTTTGCGAACAGGATAGTAAGTGGGTGTTTGGTGATAGTGATGATTACTTCTATGAGGAAGTTGAGAGAAAAGAATATAACGAGAAAAATCGTGATACCTCAAATGATCCTTTCAAGGGAACTGATATAGAGGGTAAAGATTAATGTTTAGTATTTAAGTCAAGATCCTGATTCTTATAAGTATGTGTGTGCGTCCTTCAGAAACCACCTAGCTCCCAGAGTAGCGAAAATTCAAGCAATGAAAGTAATCATATTAATAGTAGTAATAATCACAATGTATGGTTGTGGTATTAAACCAAGTGTATCTTGCAATGTAAATGATATTGATACTGCTATCAATGATTGTAAAGAACAACCTCAATTCGGTATATCTAAAGAATTTTAATTGGTCGGAGTGGTAGGATTCGAACCTACGACCCTATGGTCCCAAACCATATGCGCTACCAGGCTGCGCTACACTCCGTTATGTTATTGTATATAGGTGTAAACTAAACCTACTAATGTGATCGTAGATAAAACAATATTAGTTGTGATAAGTGCGGCTTCACGCCACATGATCGAAACTGCCAACCAACACATTCCACCTACTAGGGTGGCGATAGGTCCTATCGGATATATGTTGAGAGAATTACAGGCGGCCCCTATCATTAAGAAACCAGTTGCAATCCATTTAAGATACTTATCCATTATTTCATTGACCTAATAGATCCCAAAACTTATCTAACGTTTCTAGTGCATTTTCATTATTTGTAGGATGTGTTTCTAACTTCTTATTTGTGCTTGTGCAACCTACAAGTAATACAAACAATATGATTAAACTATATTTTAGTGCCATCTGAATATTGATAACTAACTTTTATTTCATCTTCCGTCTTATCGTTTTCTGATCCCTCAGGATAGTCTATTGACAATCCCTCATAAGTTATATCAACTCCTGAATCAACGGAACTATTATTGACCTCATCTGAATAATCTCTCTCGATTATCATATCAATATAGTGTTTTGCTTTTTGAAGGTCTTGCAATCCGCCTTTGTTTATATGCCTACAAATATATTTGATGGCATTGCCTTCAGCAAATTTCATTTCATTTTTGTTTATAAATTCGGCAGGTTGTATCTTCATGTTTTGATAGTGACTACCGCCAACTTGTTTATCGTATGGGTTACTCATTTTTCTCCTTTGTTAATGTAATGTTGTATCTTCAAATTTTTCAATCTCATCATAACTATTAGATATGGTCTCGGTCATCTTTTTATAACCTTCCTCATCTAGTACTGTTTTATATAATCTTAATCCTATGGATATCAAAGTGGCTGCAATCATCTGCCAATTAAACTTAACACCCATGATTAGCACATATCTATACAGATCATCATATGCTTCCTGTAAATCTTTTTGTTCTTCTTTACTTGACACTTCGTTTATTACTTTCTTGGTTGTTTACAAATACTCTTATCAATCTTGACACATCAACCTCCTCTTTCTTTAAGGTCTTGGGATGTGTGAATATTACTTTACTCTTGTTAACCTCTAATTGTATACCTATATCAGAGGCAACCACGATGGCGTCATCTGTATTCTTTCTCCAGTCGTGTGAACTATATCCTAATACGTCCATTATATTCTCTCCTCAACGTGTTTTGCAAACCAATTGTCTTGATACTTTTTACTTTTCAATAATGATTTAACAATAGGTTTCAATAAAACTTTTTGTTTAGATGATATACTAACATCGCCATACATTTTAATCTTATTTCTAATGTAAGATGGTTCTATGTTAAGTAATTTGCAATAGTATTGAAATTGAGGATCATTACTCATAATCCAATTAATTGCTTCTATCTTATGTTTAAGATATTTTTTACTAAAGCCTATGTACCTGGCATCCTCAACTGCTTGTGTTAATATTGCTGTGATAAATTTCTCTTCCATTATTTTCCTAACTGTTGTTCTGCTTCTAAATTTAAAGCGATATCGATATCTGAATCTTCTTTCATCCATGCTGTATCTTCAACATATTCATTCTTCTTAATCACTTCAGCGATCTGACTAAAATAACACCAGTTAGAACCAAAAGTAATTGCACCAGTATAATCTAATTCTGTATCATACTCTTTCGCATTAACTCCTAATTCACCAGCGATATCATACTTATCAGTAGCAATACCAATATTGGTTATCTCGCCCTCTCGTCCTTTCGTATCTTTGATTGTATCTCCTAATTGTATTTTCATAATGTTCTCCTTATATAAAATCGTAAGCGTATTCGCCGTTATTAATATTATACATCTTAACTATCGTATTGTCAAGAAGTTTCTCTAGCACACCTTTTAACTCTTTTGATAAGACATCTACGAAACCTGGTGTGAAGGTAACGAATAATGATCCGTGTAGCATTTCTGCCTTTTTAGCGCCACTTGATTTAGCAGCTTTTAAGATTAGTTCTTCATGTTTCACTATTTTGCCTCCTTGTAAAGTTCTTGTGAATATAAAGCAAGCATGAACATAGTGGCACCTAACATCGCCATCAATCCACCTTGTAACCATTTGTCAGTTTCTATCGATCCGACAGCACCAACCATCATTAATGTACCGATAACAGCGTTACCGATAGTTAAATATTCTAAAAATTTCTTCATTAGGCAGCCGCCATTTCATTATCGATAACTTCTTCGACATTTTCAGAATCAATACCTATCATTTGTAGGTTATCAACTTTTAAAATATCAGAAATCGCAGTTTCCTTAGTGATAAGATTTTGTTTAACTTGTAAAATAATCTTATCTACTGATTCTTCGGCAGTATTTTCTGCCCATTGTTTTACTTTTGACATATTGTAGTCTCCTTTGTTGTTTTTTTCATAATATACGATAATAATATCATAATTTTTGACTTTTGTATATAGCACAAAGTGTCGCACTTGATAGAATTATTGTTTTTATGTGTTTTTTTCATAATATACAGTTATAATACACTAAAAACCTGTAACTTACAAGAAAAAAATGGAGAAAAATGGACAAAATACTAATCTGTTGCAAAAATACAACAGTTTTTTAGAACAAAACAAGAACATTACAGATTTTGCGGCCTGATCCTAGGAACCAGGCCGTGCGTCCTGACTTTATCCGTCTCCATCAAAAGTCATAAGTCTATTATATCATTTTTTTACGTTTCCGTCAAGCACTTATAAATAGTTATTATTAATTTTAAAGGAAAAAAACTATGTACGAGTATAAATGCAAAATTATAAAGATAGTTGACGGTGATACCGTTGATATTGACCTAGATTTGGGTTTCGGTGTTTGGCTTCGAGATGAAAGAGTCCGAATTATGGGCATTGACACTCCAGAAAGTAGAACATCCGATAAAGTTGAAAAAGTTTTTGGCTTAGCAGCAAAAGATAGATTAAATTCGTTATTAGGTAGTGAGGCAATCTTATTATCACAGGTAACAAAGGGTGGAGAGAATATGAAAGGTAAATTTGGTCGTATTCTTGGTGATTTTAAAACAATTAATGGTGATACTGTTACTGAAATATTAATGAAGGAAGGCCATGCTGTTGCTTATAATGGTGGAAGTAAAGATGATGTTATAAAACAACATTTATTAAATAGACAGAGATTGGTTAATGAAGGAAAAGTTCCTGCACCAGAAGGTATAAGTGTTGAAACAAAACAAGAAGAACCAATTGTTGTTAAAGAAACTAAATCTACACCGAAGAAAAAAAAGAGTAAAAAGAAAAAGTAATATAGGAGGGCACTCCAATGAATTATTTTAAAAAAATAGTTGATTGGGTTATTCAATCATATGAACCCGAAAAACCTAAATTAAAACCAAAAGTAATGTTTACAAAAAATGGTAAAACATACTATTTAAGAAAACGTAAAAAGAAAAGATGATAGGTGAATATACTGTTATGATAGGTGATAAACTTTTTCATTATACAAATGTGGATGATATTCCTGAAAAGTTTGATCATCTTATAAAATTTTTACCAGCATTACCATCTGAGCCACACACTCAGGCGGACCATGATTATATAGATACATTTACTGATAAGATGAGAGAGATACAAAAAAGGGGAATAAAGGATAATGAATAATGGGTAAGTCCGTAGTTAGATTTAGAGATCCTGATGTAGCTCATTGTAGTGGTATGACTAGATTGGGTAAGTCACCAAATGTATTTGCTAATGGTAAAGGAATTTCAAGGCAAGGTGATGTTAATACTACTCATCTTTTACCACCCAATTTACCACCTTGCGGTTCTCATTCAGCTGGTATTACTACAGGATCAACAACAGTTTTTACAAATAGCAAAGGGACAGGCAGAACCGGCGATGCTATATCAGGTTGCACTTCTTGTGGACAGGGATCAACAAATGTATTTGCAGGCGGATAATTGCAGTATAAATAGTAGTAGGAGAGATTAAATGGCAAGTTATGACGCTGGTACATTAACGAATAAAAGTAAAAGAAATGGGCAAATCTATAACGATTTAAATTTAGATTTTCAACAAAATTCTGCTACTAAAGATATTCAAAAAATTACAGATGTTGAGTCTGTAAAAAGAAGTGTACGAAACCTAATTAACTTAAATCATTATGAGAAGCCTTTTCACCCAGAAATTGGGTCTAATTTAAGAGGTATGTTATTTGAAAATATAACTCCTCAAATGAGTCATGCGATTAGTAAAGAAATTGATTTATTAATTAGAAATTTTGAACCAAGAGCAAGATTAGTACAGATATCTACTATACCACAATTTGATAGAAATGCATATGCAGCTACAATATCTTTTTATGTGCAAAATTCTCCAGATAGAATAGTAGTAGAATCATTTTTAGAAAGATTAAGATAATATGGCAACTAAATTAGAAATATCACAATTAGACTTTGATGGAATCAAAGACAATCTAAAAACTTTCCTATCACAACAAGACGAATTTACTGATTATGATTTCGAAGGTTCTGGAATGAATATTCTATTAGATGTTCTTGCTTACAATACACATTATCTTGGATACAATGCTAATATGTTGGCAAATGAAATGTATCTTGACAGTGCTGATCAAAGATCAAGTGTTGTGTCATTGGCAAAACAAGTTGGATATACTCCAAAAAGTGCTTCATCTTCTCTTGCAACAATTAATGTTCTTATGAATAATGCCACTGGCTCTAGTGTTACAATGACAAGAGGAACAAAATTTACAACCACGGTTGATGGAACAAATTATTCTTTTGTAAATAATGCTGATGTAAGTATTTCTCCTCAAGATGGTGTTTATCAATTTTCTAATTTAGAAATTTATGAAGGAACATATTTGAATTACAAATATACAGCAAACACCTCTGATAAAGATCAAAGATTTATTATACCAAATGATTTTGTTGATACAACAACTCTTACTGTTAAGGTACAAGAATCTTCTTCCGACTCCACAACTAACACATATAAATTAGCACAAGGTATCACAGGATTAGATTCTACATCTAAAGTTTATTTCTTACAAGAAGTTGAGAATGGAAGATTTGAAGTTTATTTTGGCGATGGTGTTCTAGGTGAAGCAATCGCTGACGGTAATATTGTAATACTAGATTATATCACTTGTAATTTAGATGAACCGAATGGTGCTACCACATTTACATTATCAGGAACAATTGATGGTTTTTCAGATGTAACAATTACAACAGTTGATGCTGCTGCTAACGGTAGTGGTCCTGAAACAATTAAATCAATTAAGTATAATGCACCTAGAGATTATACAGCACAAGATCGTGCCGTGACAGCAGATGATTATAAAGTTCTTGTTAAGGGTTTATATGCTAATGCTCAATCAGTTCAAGTATATGGTGGTGAAGACGCTGCCACTCCTGACTATGGTAAAGTTTATATATCAATTAAAGCAAAATCTGGTTCTAACCTAACAGAGATAACTAAAGTAAATTTAGTTCAAAGTCTTAAATCATTTGCTGTTGCTTCAGTAACACCTGTGATCATTGATCCTGAAACTACTTTCATAACTCTAACTACAACTTTTAAATATGACTCTAGTGCCACTACTAAAGACATATCAACAATAGAAACAGATGTAACTAATGCTATAATAGCTTATAATACATCCACACTAGAGGATTTTACAGGTATGTTTAGATATTCGGAAGTGTTAAAAAGAATAGATGACGCTGATACTTCTATACTATCAAATATCACTAAAGTTAAAATGTATAAATTTATAACACCAACATTGAATTCAGGATTAAAATACACTCTATCATTTAACAATGCACTTTATAATCCACACTCTGGCCATGCTTCTGATATGGGTGGTATAGTTTCATCAACAGGATTTAAGATTAATAACGATAATTCAACTAATGAACATTTTTTAGATGATGATGGTAAAGGTAATATTAGAGTTTATTATTTAAATGGTACTACAAGAATATATACAAGTACAACTTTTGGTACTATTGATTACACAACTGGTGAAATAGTTTTGACCTCTGCTCATATAACAAGTATCTCAAATGTCGATGGTGCAGCTAGTACTCGAATAAGAGTATTTACAACACCAAGTTCAAATGATATTATTCCTGTAAGAAATCAAGTTTTAGAAATTGATACTGCTAATTCAACTATAACTGGTTCAATAGATGAAATCGAAAGTGGTAGTTCACAAGCAGGAACATCTTACACAACAACTAGTAGTTATTAGGTGTTGATTGATGGACAAGAAAAAAACAAATAAAAAAAAACTATCCACACTCATTAAGCAACAAGTACCTGAGTTTGTATTAACAGATCATCCTAAGTTTACAGAATTTCTTACATCTTATTTCCTATTCATGGAATCTGCTGAATTGAATCTAGATCAATTCACAGACATAGATCAAATACTTTTAGAAACAGTAGGTACTACGGACAGTTTTGTTTTATTAAATCAAACAACTAAAAATGGTTTAGACGCAGGTAATAAACTTGTAAATGAAGAAAATACTTTTGGCAGTTCTTTTCAGAAAGGCGAAATAATTACAGGTGCAACATCTGGTGCTACATCAACTATTTTAGCAGAGGACACGATAGCCAATGATAGATTATTCATATCAGCAAACAATGGTTGGATAACAGGAGAAACTGTTACAGGTTCTATTTCAGGTGCAACTGCTAAAGTTCGTAAGTACCGTGCAAATCCTGTAGAGAATATTCAACAACTTTTAAACTATTCTGATCCTGATCATACCATTAGTGACTTCTTAAATCAAATGAAAGAGGAATTTCTTAATACAATTCCTAGAGATACAGATGAAGGTGTAGATACAAGAAAATTAATCAAGAATATTAAATCTCTATACAGAGCAAAAGGTACAGCAAAGGCACACAAGGCTTTCTTTAGAATATTATTTGATGAGTCAGCAGAGGTTTACACTCCATCAGATGATATGTT